AGGCCTTACAATAGTCGAGAGTTGGATTGTAGAATCAGAACAAGATAAATCTAGACATTATGGAATGAATGTTCCTGTTGGAACTTGGATGGTTTCTATGAAAGTGAATTCAGATGAAGTTTGGAATGAGTATGTAAAAAAAGGAAAAGTCAAAGGCTTTTCAATTGAGGCTTATTTCAGTGATAAAATGTCTAGGCCTAAAGACAAAACTTTAAAAGAAGAAGCCGAAGCAAATGAACTTTTAAATGAGCTAAAAGAATTTTTAACTGAAAATAAAACAGAGGAAAATCTTAAAGAACCATGCTATCCAGGTTATGAAATGATAGGTTTTAAAATGAAGAACGGAAAAAAAGTTCCTAACTGCGTTCCTATGAATAGCCAAAAACTACAAACCATGATTATTAATGAAGATTATGCTGTAATAGATGACAGACTAGCATATTCAACTCAAGAAAAAGCAGAAGAAATGGCTGCAAATCTTAATTGCTCTGGTTTTCATACCCATGATTTAGAAGAAAAAACGTGGTTCATGCCTTGTGAATCACATAACAACAATAAAGATGCCTAATAAAAAACAAAAAACAGTAAGTCGAACTTCTCCCAAAGGCGGAAAACGAGGTTGTCTTTGCAAAGACCGTAAAACATACGATTCTAAATGCTGTGATGGATCAATGAGAGCGCAGGGAATTGGTAAAATTTAAAAAAAGGTCAATTAATATGACCGATTTTTAGAACTCAAACGTATATATAGTATAGAAAATAATATAAATGAAAGCACTTGAAGTTTTAAACCAAATAAAAGGCATTCTAGGAATAGAACTGTCTGAACAAAAAGTTCAGTTGGCAACTATGAAGTTGGACAACGGTACGGAAATCGAAGCTGAAGAGTTTGTCGCTGACAAAGAAGTTTTTATCGTAGGTGAAGAAGGCGAAAAAATCGCTTTACCTGTCGGTGATTATACTTTGGAAGATGGCAAAATTCTATCGGTTGTCGAAGAAGGTTTAATTGCTGAAATTAAAGATGCTGCTGAAGAAGAAGCTCCTGTTGAAGAAGCTGAAGAAGAAGTAGAAGCTGAAGCTGAAGACGCTAAAGTAAAATCAAAGACCGAATCTACACAAGTTGTTTATGCAACTAAAGAAGAAGTTGATGAAGTAAAATCTATGATTGCAGAAATTAAAACTCTTTTAGAAAAAGAACCAATTGAAGAGATCGCTGAAGTTGAATTGTCTGCTGAAGTTGTTGAGCCTATCGCTCACAATCCAGAAGCTGCAACTGAGCAAAAAACAAATTTAAACCAAAACACTAATTCTCATATAAGTAGAATTAGACAAATGATTTACAACCAATAAACAAAAATAAATGGCAACTACTAATAATATTACATCAAGTTTTGCAGGAAAAGCAGCCTCTGGGTATCTCCAGGCGGCTTTATTGACTGGGAAAACTCTTGACTCTGGAGCAATAGACATCAGAGACAATATCCAATACAAAGAAGTGATCAGAAAATTTGCTTCTGACGCTAACCTAATCAAAGCAGGATCTTGTGATTTCACTCCGACTGGGACTTTAACAACTACAGAAGTTGTTCTTGAGCCTAAAGAAATTCAAGTAAACCTACAAGTTTGCGCAAGCTCTTATCGTTCTTCTTGGGATTCTTTACAAATGAAAGGAATCAACTCTAAATTACCTCAAAACTTAGGCCAGTTCATGCTAGAGCATGTAATCGCAAAAGTAGCTGCAGGAATTGAAACTGCTGTATGGCAAGGAACTACTGGAGGTGACATTCCTTTTGATGGCTGGGAAGTACTTGCAGCGGCAGACGGAACAGTTGTTGACGTTGCAAAATCAGCAGTAACTGCTGCAAATGTGACTACAGAAATAGGAAAAGTGGTTGACGCTATTCCAACAACTATCTACGGAAAAGATGATTTGTATATCTACGTTCCAACTGCAATTTATCAGAGTTACGTGCGTGCATTAGGAGGATTTGGCGCAGCTGGAACTTCAAATGTAACTGCTGGTGTTGATGACAAAATGAACACTTGGTATAGAAACCAACAAGAGCTTTATTTTGACGGAATCAAGATTTTACATTGCCCTGGAATGACAGCTACTGACATGATTGCAACAACTAAAGAAAACCTTTTATTCGGAACTTCTTTATACAGCGATTTGACAAACAATATTGACATAATCGACATGGGTAAAATTGACGGAAGTCAAAATACTAGAATCTCAATGAGAGGTTCTGCGTCTGTTGCTCTTGGATTCGGTTCTGAGGTTGTTTTATACTCTTAATATTAATCAATAGAAAGGGGAGGCAACTCCCCTAACTATTAAAAAATAAATTTATGGCATGTTTAGTGACTAAAGGGGAGGGCTATCAACTGTGCTGACGTACAGGGCGGCATCTCTGCTCTTTTTATAACAAACGGAGTTGCGCCATACGGTACAATAACTATTGCCTCAGATGCCATTTCAGATATGAGTGGAACGTTTACAGCGTTTAAATACGATTTGAATGGTGCAGGTAATAGTTTTACAACCACAGCGACAACTTCAAAAGATACAGGCACTACTTTTTATAGTACTGTCTTATCTGTGACTTTGCCGAAGCTTTCTAAAGAAGACAGCGCAGAACTTAAATTGCTTTCATTTGGGCGCAACAGTATCGTTGTCCAAGACCGCAATTTAAATGCGTTTTTACTTGGAAAAGAAAACGGTGTTACTGTCACAACTACTACAATGGCTAGTGGGGATGGCAGAGGAGATATGTCTGGATATACGATCGAGTTTCTTGCAGAAGAAGCTAGTCCTCCAGACTTTATTAATGGAGCAACAGCAGCAACACCATTCGCAGGAATGAGTAGTGCTTCGCCAACAATAACTGTTGGAACTAACTCCTAAACGAGTGTTTTGTTTGGGGGTATGCAATTGCTGCTCCCTACAAAACTATTAAAAACAAAACATGAAGAAAAAAGATATTTTATTTAAACCTTTTGACAGTCTTGAATGGCATAAAGCTACTGAAGAACAAGCAAAAGAAGTTTTAACAGAAGACCAGTATAAATCTTTGAATAAAAACAAAACTTATAACGTAGGGACTGGAACTTTTAAGATAGACTAATGATAGTAGTGGACAGAACACAAGCTAGCCACACATTAAACATAATTCCCAGGGTTTACACTCCAAATGGGTCAAATATATTTAAAGTCGTGATAACAAACGAAGAACAAAACACAGAGGTACATAATGCAACGGTCAGCTCTTTGACAGCATTAAAATACTATTACACCTATACAGCAAATCTAGGATTAGATGCTGATAAAGACACAACCTACATTTTAGAGGTTTCAAATACAGCCACTTCACAAGTTTTATATCGAGATAAAATCTTTGGAACTAACCAGGCTATAAGTACCTACTCACCAAACACAGGCAATTTCGTGCAAAATCCGACTGCTGCAAATGATTATTTAGTCTATGAATAGCGATTTTCACATACTTAAATTAGAGGCTTATAAAACACCAGAAATCTTTGAAGATCCGCACAGAGATTTTGTGTCTTTTGGAGAAGGCAATGATTTTTATTCACAAATTATTGATGCTTATTTAAACTCTCCGACTACAAACTCAATTGTCACTGGAGTAGTCGGTCAAATTTTTGGAAAAGGATTCTCAGCTTTAGACGCTAATAGAAGACCAGACGAATTTGCTGCATTTAAAAGCTTGTTCAAAGCAAAAGATTTAAAGCGTGTTTGTTTAGATTATAAACTGCTAGGCGAAGCAGCCTTTCAAGTGACTTATAGCGGCTCTAAAGTTGTTAAGGTGTCACACTTTAACAGAGAAACATTAAGAGCCGAGAAATGTGACCATAAAGGCGTTATAAACGCTTATTATTATTTTCCAAAATGGAGTGAATATCAAGATGGCGACAAATTGACTAGAATTCCTGTCTTTGGATCTGGAGCTAAAAATGAAATATATATCATTAGAAGGTACATTCCATCAATGCACTACTATTCGCCACCGCCAGAAGTGTCATCAATAAATTATTCAAATTTAGAAGCCCTTATTTCCGAGTATTTAGTCAATGAAGTATCAAATAATTTCAGTTCTGGTAAGTTAATTTCAATGACAAATGGCGTTCCGACTATTGAAAAGCAACAAATGATCAAATCAGAGATCATGGACAAGCTTACAGGAGTTAATGGCGAAAAAATTATCGTTTCTTTTAGCGATTCTCCAGAAAATAAAACAACAATTGAAGACATTTCTGCTGCTGACTCTGCGGACATTTATCAATACATAGCGGAAGAGTGTACAAAAAAGCTTCTTCTAGCTCACAGAATCACTTCTCCTTTACTTGTTGGAATTAGAGATGCTGGCAATGGTCTTGGATCAAATTCAGAAGAGATTCAGAACGCTCATAATCTATTTGAAAACGTAGTAATTAAACCATACCAAGACGACATCATTGACGCTATAGATGAAATCCTAGCAGTTAATGGAATTGCTCTTAAAATCTACGTCCAAACACTTACTCCAATTGAGTTNACAGANGAAGTTTTAGTGACTCAAGAACAAAAAGAAGAAGAGACAGGTCAAAAGCTTTCAAGCGATGTGGATGTACATACTGAAGAGCTTGTCAATGATTTAGGAGACAATGAAAAAACGCTTTTTGATTTAGGTTATGAATTAGTTGATGAAAGGCAAGTTGATTATGACCATGAAGAAAACCTAGACAAACAAATACAAATGGCATCTGTTCCAAAGGGCAGAGCTACAGCCTCTAGTAGTTTGGATGGAGAAACAAAAGAAGGTTTTAAATATTTAGTTAGATACCAATATGCGCCTTTATCTGTTAAAGATGACTCTAGAGAATTTTGTAAAAAAATGGTTCGAGCAAAAAGAGTTTATCGTAAAGAAGATTTAAACAGAGAGTTTCAAGGCAATAAAGAATTTAATCCAAAAGGTGGCTCTAGCTATAATCTTTTTAAATATAAAGGCGGTGTTAATTGTCACCACTTTTGGCAGAGAAAAACCTATCTATTAAAAGATGACAGAAAAATTGATCCTAATAATCCAAACGCTGCAAAAGATTTGATTTATAAAACTGAAATAGCAAAAAAAGGCATAAAAGAACCTAACAAAAAACAAGAGCCTAAAATTGTTACTGAGAAAATGATTGACAGAACGGATAAAGGACGTAAAAACTAAGAGATGGCAGAAGTATTATTTGTATCAAAAGAAGACATAGTAAGAAGATCGCCTATAATGGACGGAAACATCGATGCGGACAAAATTATTCCAGCATTGCACTTGG